CTTGAGGTCATCCGCTTGTCCATCCCATTCCTGACCAGAAAAACTTACAACCTGATTGTCTTCGCCATTTGGTATGTAAGTAAAATTTGTGACATGAAGATACGAAACGTTTGAACGCTTTGCCATTTCATCAATTTGTTCAAAATCAAATGTTTCGTATGACAAATATTCCTTCAATTCTTCGGGTGATCTTTTTTTGATACCAGTCTTACTTTTTATAGTTTTGAATTTCTGTGACATATCCATGGCTGGCCAGTAACCATGTCTTGATCTAAACGATGTTACATAATCTACAAAGACATCAGCAGTATTCTTGTTGGAAAAACAAATGAACCGCGATTTCTTTTGTGGATCTGTAAGAGTTAAAAAAGTTTTGGTTGGTTTCATTTGAATGAAGACAAACTTATTCATCCTGAATTATCTTCATAAAAAAATCTAATCGCAGCTTTTTAAGATATTTTAATTCCAGACCAATTATAGATGATGGAGTTTCCGAAAACAGCTGGACAATGTAGGTACATGTTGGCACTTAGGTCTCAAAAACCAATTATAGTTGGAACTGGTCCAGCGGGATCTGGAAAGACTATGCTTGCTTGTCAAGTTGGAATTGAACACATCTACAACTCATTCAGGGGTAAGGTTATCTTGACCCGTCCAATTGTCGCTGCCGATGAAGATATGGGCTACCTTCCAGGAGATATAGACAAGAAGATGGAACCATGGACAAAACCAGCTTTTGATATATTTGAAAAGTACCTCTCTCACAACCAAATGGAGCGTTGTATCGCGATTGAACCCCTCGGATACATGCGCGGAAGAACATTCAATAATACTGTCATCATTGCCGATGAAATGCAAAACAGTACTCCAAATCAAATGAAGATGCTTTTAACACGTCTTGGTGAAAATACAAAACTGATTGTTACGGGTGACTTGGAACAATCGGATTTGGGTGAAGACAACGGTCTCAATCACCTCATATATAAGATGGGTGGTATGGATCTTACATACATTGAACATATTGAAATGGATGAAGATGATATTGTGAGACATCCAGCTGTTAATGAAGTACTCAAAGTTTTACATGTATAATTCTAATTCCGGTACCATATCAAAAACAAACCACTTTTTCTTTTTTGCATCCCACATAGCGCCATATTGTTTAGCATTTTCCTTCTCGCTATATGGGACGTTTAAATAAATTTTATCTTTTTTAGGAACTTTGCCACCAATTGAACTATACGCAAGATGATCCGCGTGATCATTTCCAATTGAATGTTCATCCTTTTTGCCAGTGTGAGCGGCGATATACGAAAACTTTACATTTGGTCTGTCTTTGTAAAGACTGTAAGCTTGTTTTACAAGTTCTTTGTTTGGAATATCTTTGGACCAAAATGACATTTCACACTTTTTACCATATTCTCCCACACAACGAATTGCATAAACGGAATCAGAAAACACTGTAACATCTTCACCAGATTCAATTTCTTCTTTGATTATTGAATATAATTCGATAAAAGCTCCCAATTCTGCGGTATTATTAGATTGCTTTCCAGTAACCTGTTTTGATACATTCCTTGGATCATTATCTCCAAAGTATATACCCATACCAGCTTTTGCGTCTGGTTTCCCATTATTTATGCAAGCTCCATCTGTATATACGAACATATATCATCTATGGGTTAAAGCTTTAAAAGTATTAAATTTTAATGAAGACCATAATTGTTGCCTTACCCGGGCGGGAATACTCTGGATCATTTCTTAAAAATTGGTCGCAAACTCTTATTACCCTCACAGAAAAGGGGTACAAAATAATTATGATGAATAATTATTCGAGTTATGTCCCATTTTCAAGAATGAAAACACTTGGGTTAGATGTGACGCGTGGCGCTACACAAGTACCATTTGATGGGAAGTTGGAGTATGATGTATGGCTTACAATTGATTCTGATATATTCTTCATTCCAGAGCAAGTCATAGAACTCATTGAAGATACCGATAAGCACCCGGTTGTGTCGGGTCTTTACCGTATGGCAGATCTTCAACACTACGCAGCTGTCAAGGAGTGGGACGTGGAGTACTTCAAGAAACATGGAACATTTGAGTTCATTAAAGTAAAGGATCTGGATACTTCTGAAAAGTACATGAAAGTTGCATACAACGGCATGGGTTTCTTTGCGTGTCGCAAAGGTGTTATTGAAAATCTCAAGTATCCATACTTTAGTTATCCACTTATAGAGATAGAAACTGAAGATGGGAAGTTGCTTCGTGACATGTGTTCCGAGGACGTCGCCTTTTGTAAAAACCTCAAGGATGCTGGGTATTCTGTAACTGTGAATACGAGCCTCCGCGTGGGACATGAAAAGGTGCTTGTGATTTAAGGTTCTGAACAGTATTGTTGAGATCTTTTGATCTTTTATCAAGATCACTAAGTCTTTTTTCAATGACACTTTTTTCTGCTAGGTATCTCTTGATCAAATCTTTCATATTATCGTACCACTCATAAATTTCATGAACTTCTTCGTCTATGTTTGTGTATTTATCTACAATCTTATAGTCAAATGGAAGGTGTCGAATATCGTCTGCGATTTCATCCAAACGAGTTTCGAGACCATCACACCTGTCCTTAATTTCTGCGTGATTCTCCATGCTTATGTATGACTAGCATTTTATTTTTAATAGGCTCCAACACGTTCAAATTCTTTTTCGGTGTCTCCCATGATTTCTGAAGCCCTAGAACATTCTGTAACCACTTCTCCGACAAAACCACTTTCCACTTGGTCTATAACTTTTACAAATGGTTCATAGGGATTGTGTGAACAATGAACCATTGTGTTACTTATAACATAATTGTAAACATATTGAGCCAGGAATATTTGATCAACTAGGTATTTATCTTGACCAGGTGGAATATTCTTTTTAAAAGCTTCAAGGACCTCTAAACCTTTAACAAATGAAATTGGTACAGAATTAATATTTCTTAATGGCCCTGATATACCGATGTATTCAAGGCAGTTATTTTTACATCCAAATGTTCCGGCTAGAATTGGAACCATGTGATGCTTGTGATCTCGAATGATATGAAAATCTTTACAAGAATTTAACCATTCATTGACTAGTTTTACTTCTCTTTCAGTAAATCTAGAATCTGCATCCCTTGAAATAACAACCGCATCTTTGATGAACAAATCTTCAAATCTCCACAATGTATTTGAAGCCTTTGTTTCCGTACCTGGGTGATGGACAACTTCAACATTATCCTGTTTTTTCAACCAATCTACGATGTTTTGTGGAACAGTGTCATTATAGTGAACTCTGACAACCCATCCTTCATAATATTTTTTGGCATCTAAAACATTTTCAATGATTCCGTATGTATAAACTTTGTTATCACCCCAGACGGAATATGTAATGTATTTCATTATACTATTTAAAAGAATGATCACTTTAAATTATAAAATGGTTAAGATTTCTTATGCCATCTGTGTTTGCAACGAAGATCGTGAAGTTAATTCTCTCATCAACTTTCTTCTCAAGGTTAAAGATGAAGAAGATGAAGTAAATATTCTTTTAGATTCTAAAAATGGAACCGAAGAAGTTCGTAAAGTTTTGGATTCATATGGCGATAAAATTGTTGTAAATGAGAGAGAATTTGATGGAAAGTTTTCAGATCATCGCAACTATCATGCAACAAAGTGTACCGGTGATTACATCTTTGCGGTTGACGCCGATGAAATGCCACAAGAAGCACTCATCAAAAATATCAAATCATTTGACGGAGACATTATGTACATTCCACGTATAAACATTTGTCCAGGTTACACCGCAGATTGGATTACAGACTATAAGTTCAACCTTAATGAAATGGGGTGGATTAATTTCCCAGATTATCAAGGTAGGTATTACAAAAATAATGAAAAAATTAAGTGGTCTAGCGATCTTCATGAACGTCTAACCGGTTCTGATAGCGTTGCACGCGTCGACCCAAATCCACTTGTAGCTCTTTGGCATATTAAGACTATTGAGCGTCAGGACAAGCAGAGAGCTTATTATGAAAGTCTTTAGCTGCATTAATCCTGTAATCAAGGTCTGTTGAAGGCCATTGAATTAAAAAATCACCTTCTTTCCATTGACCATCGGTCCCAAGAATATCTTTATATTCAGGTCTATTCTTGAGTCTCGGTAAATTGGAATAATCATACGAGTTTATAACCCTTTGTGGTAGTAATTTACACACATTTGCCCATAGCGTGCCACCGGGTGTTATACCCGATTCTCGAAGGTGGCTACCGACACATAAATCTTGAATTAATTGATTTTCTACCATGTACCAATTTCGGTAAAGAGGCATACCAGCAATAACAGTATTTAAAAATGCTTTACCAATTGGAGAATTTCTAACAAGCATGTTTCCACAATTAATACCATTACAATCGGCTGGTATCATTACATGAGTATTTTCGTCTGCATATTTTTTGATAATATCTTCAAGTTTTATATCCATGTTTGTGATCATTACATCACAATCGGTACTAAATATCCATTCTACATTCGGGTGACGTCTAAATACATCTTTCATTAAAAATATTTTACCCCAACCAATTGGAATGTGGGTTTCTGGTGCTGGTGGAAGCATTACAGGTTTCCCAGCAACTGCTGCACCTCCATCATTTGCATGTTCTAATATATACCCGTGTTTTTCACAATACACTTTCTTATTCTTATGAAGTGTCCATTCAGCTAACGGTTCATACTTTTCATCATTTACAGATACCACAGCTATCATTCTATATTATGGGAGTTTTACGTCTTTAACTTAAAGATTATACTGGATGCTAAGATAGCATGAAGAGGACGATTTTGAACCTATTCAAAAACAAACTCAATAAAGTTCGGAGTGTTGGAATCACATCATATGATTATCCAACATCACGAATTATCAACAACTGCAATGTTGATTTTATTGTAGTCGGCGATACCGCGGGTTCAACTGTTCATGGAATAAAGAACCTCAATGAAGTTCCAATGAGTATGATGTTGACACATTGTCAAGCTGTGAAGAGAGGTTCGCAAAACCAATTTCTTATTGGTGATATGCCATATATGTCATATCAACCATCAAATGAAGTAGCCATCAAAAATGCTGGAGAGTTTGTTAAAGTTGGTATGGATGCAGTGAAAGTTGAAGGATACTTTCCGGAAAGAATCAAATCAATTGTAGATTCTGGTACAGTTGTTATGGGTCATTTGGGTCTTACACCACAGACACAAGCAAGACTAGGTGGATATAGAATTCAAGCAAAAACTCGGGATG